GCTCTTGTTGAACTCTACCAGCAAACAGGGCCCTTCTTTGGTTTTCCTGAGCAACTTGAATAGCCTGCTGAGATTGAATCTCGGCAGCCTTGTTTTTCATACTTGCCCCGAACACTTGGAAAGTTGTATCTAGTAGGGTTCCTAAAATTAGACTTCCTGTTAATGGATCCATATTACAACAACCTTTCTAGCAAAACAATGTCCTCGCCTTTTGCTCCTAGCTTTCTTCTCACACCTATTATACTAAATCCTAGGCACTTTTCCAATAGGTTAAGTGCTTGCGAATCGTGGATATATACGTTAGCTTCAAGCCTGTAAACGAAGTTAGGCATTTTTTCAGTTATTAAAACTCTTAATGCTTTGATACAACTCTTAATATAATGTTCAAAACCAACAGCGAAAGCTAACCAAACCTCTCCTGTACAGTGTGAAATAATCTGACCACCCATCATCATGATGACATAATCGTTCTCATCAACTAAGACATATCCCCCGCCATCTGCCATAACCTTATCAATAAAAGGAGGATAAGCTAGTGCATTTGTGTGCATCTCTACATGCTTCTCAGCGGGTTTGAAGTTGTAGAAGTCTTCTCTGGTCATTGGTCTTATTGATAAATTCTTATGGGTCATTGCTTAATATCTCCGTTATTAATCCTCTAAGTGTGAAGGGCTGTCCTATTGTACTTTCTATTCTTAGGGATGGGTGACTTCCAGCTCTAGATTGTGGTTTCTGTCTTATATCATCTGTAACTAATTCAGGTACACTGTCTGGAGCTACGTTATCCTTTTTAATTGGCAAATCTATTCTAGTTGATTCTCCTAAGTCTACTTGGTATAGAGATATTCCTATACTTCTGTAAATACTTAAAACTAAATCTGTTATTTGTTTTTTACTTGTTCTATAGCTTCTTCCCTGTAGATTTAACGCTGGTTCAAGCGTTTCTATCCACGCATCATAACCTAATCCAACAAGGACGTCGGTAGCTGGGTAGTCTAAAGTTATAGAACCTCCTACCACCTTTATAGGTTTCTCGGGTGATCCTTGATTCATAATATAAACTGTTTCACCTTCTAGGTAGTTTAGTTTAGTTATAGTGTTTGTGGACACTCCTTGGTAACGTAAAGAGCAATCCAAGAAACATGCGTCTTTATGTTCCTTGTCGTCTGAGAACTCGGGGGACATAATCTCAATATACTTAACTGTTTGTCCATTGATAATTCTTTCAACAATGAAAAATACAGTATCTTGTCTGTAGTACTCACTTGGAACTATAGCTATGCTTTTTATCTTACCACCACTTATGTTGTGAGTGTTCCAAGCATACACTTTTTGATCCTTATCTATTACTAGGGAAAGAAGTTCACCATTGTTTTTAGCAAGCCAAAGAACACTGTAAGGTTCTTTTTGATACGCCATACAAGCCACTCCGCCAAGAGTTAGGTGATCAGCAAGGAGGGTTAAGTCTGGTCCTTTGTAACTGTCTGTAGTATATTCGTATTCGAACAATCTAAGTTTTCGTCCGAGGGATTGTAGGAATACTATAAAGTTGTCTATGATGACCGGCTTTATATTTTCCGTTCCGTAAGAACTTTCTCTATTAGCAACTCTGTCTCCAGGAGTCAGTACAGGCCCCGAAGAATACAATCTAAATTCACTACCAGTAGTTCCTGTAAGTAGAGATCTAAACGAAAGAAGCCAATTAATACTATTAAACTCCTCGGTAGCTAGGTTGTATGTGATAGCATTGGAATCTGTTACTGTTCCGTCTGGGGCTGATGGCGCGAAGTTATAATAATCAGATGTATTAGATCCCCAGTAAGTTTGTTTCTCAGATCCGCCAGCGAATATTAATCTTTGTTGATGTATGGTACACGCTCCTGGGTATCCTTTTGAATCACTCCAAGAACCCAACCTCCAATACATAGAGGCAGTTACTCCAAAAAATGGTTGTATTACATTGACATTAACTTTTGTTGTGCTTGTAAAACTAGTTATTAGCCCATAACCCCAGAAAACAGTTCCGCCAGTTTTATTATGTAGTCTTAAATATCTTCCAACATCGGCACTTGAGAACAATGCCTTGGAGGCTGTTATTAATACGGACTCTCCTGAGACTGCTGCTGGTGTTAATGTTATAGTTGGGTCTGTGTTCATGTCCTCATAAGGACCGTCTAGGAAGTTTATATCTGATAGTGACCAGTTATTATTTGCTATACGAGACAGCTGCTTCTGTGGGTATTTTGTATGTGTTAAATACAGAACGTCTGATGACTGGGTGTAATCTAGGTCATGCAAGTCGGCCTCTGCGAAAGGGGTTACAATCTCATAAGGTATGAGGGGATTTACTGGATCAGGTACGAATCCAACTCCTGTAGAGTCAAACGTCATAAATCTAATATAGTGTTCTCCGAACTCAAGTACTATGTTCTGAGATTTACTGAATTTAAAAGGAATAAGTCTTTGATATTTAGTAGCGTCTTTAACAGGGAATACGAAAGAAGTTCCGCATCTTTTAGACACTGGACCATACTTTGTGGAAATCATATTAGTACTGTCTTTAAGACCCTCTGCATATTGAGATAGAGCAGTCTGTCCCAATAGTTTAGGGGACAGGATTCCGGCATTGAAACTTGTTTGTTCATGAACAAACTTAGGCATTATCTATTTCTCCTAACCCTTATTGCTTCTGAATCTTTATGTAGTTGAGCCATCAATAAGGCATTTTTACCTTTGGTAGTTTTTAATTTTGCTCTGTATAGTTGTTCTTGTAGTTGTGCATTAGTTGTACTAGCTGTCAATGAGAAACTTAGAGCAGCAGCCATCTTTAGAATAAAAGTAGATGCCAGAGGGGGATCCATGTCTGAAACACCTATGTTACTTACATAACCTAAAACCACATCCTCTGCGTCAGTGCACAGATTACGTTTGATTATGGTATAGTAAGATCTCTTTGAATTAGCCATATCGTCGTAGTTTGTTTGATTTAGGAAAAAAGGCTCTGTGTCTAGTTCTATCTTTACTGGTCTAATACAGTCATTTGGCAATTGATAAGCATACCTAAAACCAACTGGTTTTGTAGCTAGCTTAACAAGTTGAGCAGTCTCATAAGCACAGTGCCAATCAGCTTCGGCAAGAAGTTCTGCAAATTCTGTATCCATAAGTTGCTTTGCATAAACTGCCTCTTTAGAATCCTCTGTTAAAGAAACTATAGGTGCCTGTCCTAATCTAATTAATGCTCCATTTATTATCTCAATCTGAGAGGCCATTCTTAACTCCCCCTAAAATTACTATTTGTTTTCTTTTACTTCTTTTGCTTTAGCTTTTGCTTCCAAGAAACTGAATGCTTTTGTATCATAAATACGTTGAGTTACAATTTCAAAATCTACTACTAATGCAGTCGGTTCTACAGAAAGAATAAAATACTCTAAGTAACAAGTTACTTCACCTTCCATACCTCGTTTTAGTAGTCTAACAGTATCTCCTACATTTAGGACAGTAGCTGCTATGTTTAGAAAATCTGATTCAAAAATCTCTTTGTCAGTCTCAGCAGTGGCTTCATAATTAAATGTGCTCATAAGTTTTGTGCTGTTTGGTTCTGGTTTTAACGCTCGTTTGTTTAACATAAATTCTCCTTCTAGCTATTTGTTAAAATAAGGGATATAATTGACAAAACAATTATACCCTTATTCTTAACTTTATTCAAGTTTTAATTGTAATTACTAAGTTACGTTAAGTTGAACTGAGTAACTGCAATTGTGTTTGCTGCTAAATCTTTAGCTGAGACTTTAACAAGCGTTGAAGCGTCTTTAGCATTGATGATGATAACATCATTAATTTTAATCTGCCCCATGATTCTCTTGTCTGCAAAGAAGTTAGCTGCTATGATGGTTGCTTTTAACTGACCAGTTGATGCGTCTGCGTCGTTGTAACAAAACAAACTTACATCTCCTGTAGCTAATTTAACCATGAACTTTGGTACATAAGCCATTTTTTCATCTCCTACGTTACGTTGTATAAACAGTTTTGGAAAGGTTAAGCCCTATAAATAGGGCTATATCCTAACCGTTATTCATTATGAATAAACCCAAGTTTCATCACAATCAATAGAGACACATCCTGTTGCGTCAATTAGACAAGCACCAGTTTTTTCTCTTGTGTAGTACAAGATTGCATCTTTCAAATCAATCTCTGCTACTTTGATTTTCTTCTTGCCATCAGTTGCGAAACCGATACAAGATGGAACCCAAGCTAAACATTTTCTGATGTTAGCTACTTTTTGAAGCAATGGATGACATTTGAAAATCATATCATTCCAGAAACGTCCTCTTTGTGCTCCAGTGAACAACCATGGAAGGTCGTTGTGGCCAATGTAATCCGCTGATTTGAATTCAGGAATTCTCATCAAGTTTCTCCATTGAACAGAACCAACAAAAACAATCGGAACTTCGCCACGCTCAAATACTAATCCATCTTGGAACTTAGTCCATAATGTTTCAGCTTTAGCGATTGTGAAACCAGTACCACCATTAACGATAGTATTAGTTGTCGATGACGCAGCGTCAATTATTTTGTAATCCTTTTCTCTAGCCATTACGCCCATTGTATTAGTTGTGATAACTAAATCACCGCTAACAGATGTTTTAGACAAATCTTGCTCGTCGATCATATCTCCTGCATAATCAGTTGTCAAATCGCAAGGGATTCTATCTAACCCGCCACCTTGAAGTGGAATGTCTCCTAAGAAACCTTTTTGGCCAGCTCTACCAGCTGCTGCTGTAGAGAAATTGAAGTAAGTTCTGTCTCCGACTACGTTTGTTTCCATAGTACAAAGATTTTCTAACTTAGACTCCAATTGTTGGTAAGCCAAATGTACTTGTGAGTTGTACTGTTCCTCGATTACTTTTAAAAATTGCATAATCTTTACTCCTATAACTACATCTACTCTTAAGTAAGTTAACTTGTTAGTCAGCTTTTACCTAGGTTGTCCCTTTCGGGGGCTGGTAGAAAGTTATCAGAGAATCTATTGTGAGGGTGCTAGGCAGTTATCCCACGTCGTCTCTAGATACTAATTAAGTTGTTTGTTGCGTTTTCAACTCGGCGATTGCCTTATTAAGTTCAAACTCCTCAGTCTTACGCTGTCTTCTGTCCGGAGCTACCATTAATTCTCTACGTTTAGCTTCAAGAGCCTGTAGATTACTTAATTCCGCTGGTGGACTTCCGCCTTCTATAAACATATTACTACCTGTTACCTTTTTTGTCAACCCTAGCATTGATTGAATAAATGAACTGTCAGCAAACAATCCCTTAGAGCGAAGTTCAGCCTGTACATCTTTTGGGAAAAACTTATCAAGGTTTGAGTTAATAAGGTTAATGTTGTCGTTATAATCACTTCTCCAAATACCTTTTAATTCATTAATTGTCTTGGTAGATTTTTCAGCTAGATTGGCTGAAACTTCTGCTGCTGTTGCAACCTCAGTATCAACATAGTTATCAAAAACAATCTTAGCCTGTTCAGTTGTTAAGTTTGCTTTAAGCGAAACATCTCTGTACCACTGTTGTCTTGCCTCATCAACCTTAACACCTTTTTCAACGTATTCTGGTTTCAAGTCCAATGTATAATCTGCTGCTGTTTCTGGTCTTCCTAATTTCTTATAGAAATCTGCACGGTCTGCTTCTGTTGCATCTTCGCCTGGTATTCTTACAGACTGAGATATGAACTTCTGAGAATCTACTACGTTCTTAGCAAGAGCATCGATGTCTTTGATTCTTGATAAGTGTGGATCGCTTTTAAGAGTGTCGGGTAAAAGGTCTTGTAAAGGAACTCCTCTTACTTGGTCATATAAACTTGGTTTAGCTGGTTCTTCAACTGGTGCTGGGGCATCTGTTTTAGCGGGGGCTTGTGCTTCTACTGCCGCAATAATATCAGGTCCTACTGGTTGTGGGGCTGCTGGTGCTGTGTCTGTAGTTGTTGGGGCAGTTGCTACAGGGGCTGCTGGTGCTGGTTGTCCTGTTACTTCTGGTTGTCCTTCTCCGATAATGTCCATGGTTTCTCCTTCTTAATTCTCGTTGTTAATTATACGCATCATGTTTTCGATGTCTTCTATATCTTCGTCTGCTGATCTAACTGACATTGCCAAGATGTGTAATATTACACTTCTTTGTCCTTCGTTAAATCCAGCTTCGTATTCTGACTTGGCTTTCTTTGCGTGGTAAAATCCGAATCTCATTTTCAAATCCATGAGAAGGGATTTAA